TTTATAAAGTATGAAGCACTCGCAAATCTTTTGGGCGTTGATACGTCAAAGATGCTTGAGAGCTTAACTGTAGCGGACAGAAGGGGGCAGATACCTTCAAGACCTAATGCAACTGCATCTATAGAAATTGTAAATATACATTGGGAAAATCCGCCCAAGATTGGATTTAGGTTTCCACAAGGATACTATCAAAATGTAGGGCAGTATCAGCCGCTAGCATTTGTTAATTATGAAAAATTGGCAGATGCCATCAGTTTAAGAGCCAATAAGATGCTTGATGATACAACGGTGCTAGGAGTTCGAGGTGCTATTCCACAGTGGACCAGTCCGTCACATGTGGTGTCAGCTGTTAATAACGAGGGTTTTGTATGGGACGATGACACAGGTGCTAACAGGGGCAGAGGTATAGTAAGTAAGATACCTACAGGCCACTACATACAAAATGCCTCTTTTGTCTTTTTACCATCAGGCAATCTCTACCCGCAAAATGTGGTAAAGGGTATAAATATCAATGGTGTGACAGGAACAAGAGATTGGGCAGATAGGACGAATGAGTATGTCATAAATTCTAATGTTAGTGTGAGTCAACTGCAGAATAATCAGCCTATAGCATTGGGTAATGCTTTTAGCGGTAGCGAAACACTTTTCATAGGTGTTGACTTAGTGGGAGTTGATGTGGATAGTGGCTTTGTAAGACGAGATAAGGGAAATGGCAGGCGTAATATCGGAAGAATACTTTTAGGTAAAAACGATAGCAACTTTGTTGCAACATTTATCAGGCGCTGCCCCGTACAAGTAGAGATTTCAAGGGATTGGGCAGGAAACATGTCATTTATACTCCATATCCCGTATGAATGGGGTTTCGGGCAAACACAATTTTATGTGTACATATATGGACATAGTTCTATGCAAAATAATTTTTAGTGAGGAGAGAACAATATGAAATATACAGTATTTTATAAGCATGACGGCACGGTGGTGTCCATAGCATCTGAACAGGCTAATCTTGAAGAAATCAAGATTGGAACATTCGAGGTGCCGGATGGGTATGTCATAGACAGCATAGATACAAGCAAGGCAGAGCATACTGCTGTGTCACATGCTACGCCTATGACGGATGCAGCAGAGCTGGCAGCAGTAAAAAAGCAGGCAGAGCTTAATACAGCAAGTCTTGCAGAGCTGACCGATTTAGTTATGAACGGTGGTAGTTGAACATGAAAATGTTTTTCTATATATTATCAATTTTATTTTCAAGAAAGGAAAGAAAGTATATGTTTGAGAATTTAAGTATTTTATATGCACAACTGATCATCAGAGGTAAGAGAACTTTTAAGAGTGTACCTGCTAAGCTAAAGCCTTATGTAAAGCAGGCACTAATTGATTTAGAGGCTGGAGAACTTGCAGTAGAGGATGATGTTCCAGCAACGCCTTTAAATGCAGACTAAAAAATGATTAGAAGCACCTTAGCAATAGGGTGCTTCTTTGTTTTAAGATTTTAAGAGAGGGTCTAATCATGATTAAAATTGGACAAGCAAGCCGTGACGAGCGTGGAAAGTATAGTGGAGGCAGGGCAGGAGATCAGGATAAAAAGGAAGTGGCGATTAGAGAGTGGTATAATCGTCCATGGAATAAAGTTCTCAGAGCGAGAAATCCTGCGATTGCAGGAAGGATAGCGGCAGCAATGGAGGATGCCTGCAGAAACGACAATATTGGATATGATCAGTATGAGCGAACTACTTTATATGACCTTTGCAAAGCAAATGGATGGAATATAAAAGCAGTAAATAAGCCATGTGAGACTGACTGCTCTGCACTGGTTTCAGTTTGTGTAAATGCGGCAGGCGTGAGAGTGTCCGGAAGCATCTACACGGGAAATGAAGCTGTTGCTCTTTTAAAGACAGGTGAGTTTGAATTGCTTGAAGCACCGAAGTATCTTATTACAGATGAATATTTACGAAGGGGTGACATTTTGTTGTATGAATTTCACCATACTGCCATTGTACTTGAGAATGGATCAAGAGCAGGGAGCGAAGTGCAAAAAAAGCCTTCATTTAAGCTTGGATGGAATAAAAATCATAATGGACAATGGTGGTACGCAGATAGTCCATACAGTTATATTGCAGGACGTTGGGCATTAATAGATAATCGCTGGTATGTATTTGATATGAAAGGCTGCATGATAGTCGGATGGTTTAAACAGGGACCTGAGTGGTACTACATGAATGTAGATGGAGCAATGCTAAGTGGTCAATGGATAGATATTGACGAAAGAAGCTACTATCTGCAAGAGTCAGGCCTTATGGCGAGAAACTCATACATTAAGAGCAAGGATAAAAATATGTATTATTGGGTGGATTCAGATGGTGAATATAAAAAAGAATTTGACACCACGGATCCTGACTTGTCAAAGTATCAATTAGTAAAGTAAAGGAGGAACTTATATGAGAGCAAGTGTTTTGTATTCAGCAGTTGGAGTAGTAGGAGGATTTATAGCAACTATGTTTGGCGGATGGAGCGAGGCGCTTATTACACTTATAATTTTTATGTCGGTAGACTATGTGACAGGTATTATAGTTGCCGGGATTTTTAAAAAGAGTAAGAAATCTGAAAGTGGAGCACTGGAATCACGTGCAGGATTCAAGGGGCTGTGCCGAAAGGGTGTTGCACTACTTATAGTTTTAGTTGCTGTAAGGCTTGATGTGGTGATGAAAACCACATATATTAAGGACGCAGTTATTATAGCTTTTATAGCAAATGAAAGCATAAGCATTATTGAAAATGCAGGACTTATGGGGATACCAATCCCATCAGTGGTTGCAAAGGCAATAGATGTATTAAAAAAGAGTTCTGATAGTGAAATGCTGAAGTAAACTTTAAAAGCCTTGTGATGAGAAATTAATCCCATTACAAGGCTTTTTGTTATTCCTGTTTTTCAGACCATATGTGGATTATTTTTTTTTCTTCATCAAAGGTGGCTGTAACTTGCCTGTTATCAGGAGTTATACCCATGGCATTAATCCAATCCTTTGGCAATGATAATCTCGTTGATATAGAGCCTGAACCTGCTTTTTGGAACATGACATTTAGTGTGCGCTGATTGCAATTTTTCATGTTGTAAGATTTCCATTTCTATGATATGTTATTCTTAACAGGTGGAACGGTGTGAGTAAGTCCACCGTCCCCTGTTGCCTCATTACTAGCTATTCGCTAGTTTTTTCTTTTTTAGCCATCTCTCGAACATCATTGATAGCCTTTTTGACTTCATCCATAGTCTTACAAGCGGCAAACTTGTCAGCTACGAGATTAAGAATCACTTCCATTTGCTTATCTGTCATGCTCTCCATATGACCTCCTTTCTCCACCTACTCTTGGTTGATACAGTTAAGAGGTATTTCCCTTAACTGATATTAGTATAGCATAAAATAGACGGGTCGTCAACTGCTATTAAAATATTATATAACTTTTTATTTTTCTGGAAATAAGAAGATTTCATACACTTCATTTGCTGATAAATTATAACGAGTTGCAATTTTACGAATATATTTTATAGAGAACTCACTTCTGCCATTCCAGATGGTTGAAAAGTTTGGAACTGACATGCCGATAGCCTCTGCCAAATCCTTGCACTTATCACCATGAGCATGCATTATTCCTAATAATTTGTCTTTTTGAAACATAATTTAAATATACCCTTTCATAAAAATGAATTAGCCATGTCGCCCTTCGATTTCACTCGAATGGATAGAGTGACCAGTGATACTGCTCATTGGTAGAAGCATCGTTTCTAACTACACATCACCTAACCTTCCTCTGCAAAGCAGGAAACAAAATCAACAAGTTACAATAGGTAATCGGCAGTGCCAATAACTCCTCCTATTTTTAAGGCTTTCACATTAAAAACCAGTCAAACCTGTCAACCAACACTCAGACACGGCATAATTCTTGCTCCCCTCACACTTTTTCATTCCGGACTTGGGACCGAACAATGGTGGCTTAGAGTCAAAATAAGTTCTATATATCAGATGAAATATAAAATCTGGTTTAACCACCCACCAGAAAGGACTTTGACTTGTAATACTTTTAATTTTTTGGATTTACATCTATAAGAGTCATTGACCCATACAAGCATTTATCTGCGATAGCTTGTGCTTTCTTTTTAGCGGACCTTAAAGTGCCGGCCTGTATAGTTCTTGTGGTTTCATATCCTCCACTAGTTAATTGATTGTTCCTTCTAAAGTATGTAGCTGTAAAATCTTTCATTTTTAAACCTCCGTTTTTTTAGTTTACCTTTAAGGTGTCTGTATATTACCTTGAACTTGATATAACTTCAAGTTATATATAAGCTGAATATTTACCAATCTTTTGGCATAGCTTAAAGAGAATCTTTGTTGGTTATTTCATAAAGAAAGTATTGATTTTTTATAACTAGAGGCCATAATAATATAACTGATTGGAGGAGATGTAATGCGAAGGTTCAGACAATTAACAAGGTCGGATAGGTTGAAAATTGAAGCATTGGAAAAAATTGGTATTAGTAGAAGAGAGATAGCAGGACAAATAGGAGTACATATAAGTACTGTCTATAGAGAGCTTAGCAGAGGGAGATATATACATACAAATACAGATCTTACAGAAGAAGAAAGATACTCTCCTGATATTGCAGAAGAAAAATATAGAGCAAACATGCGAGATAAGGGACCGGATCTAAAGATAGGAAACGATCATGAGCTTGCAAAGTACATAGAGACCAAGATTGCAGATGATGGTTACTCTCCGGAGGCAACACTACTAGAGATTGGAACAAAGGGATTGCACTTTAAAACTACGATTAGTAAGCAGACATTATACAGTTACATAGATAAAGGTATATTTTTAAGAATTACAAATAAAGAACTCCCGGTAAAAGGAGTTCGAAGAAATAAGACTAAGAAGGTAAAAACGCAATCAAGAGCCAATGCTGGAGTAAGTATTGAAAAGAGGCCTGAAGATATAAAGACAAGAGAAGAGTTTGGGCACTGGGAGATGGATACCGTTATAGGTAAGAGAGGTGAAAGTAAACATAGCCTTTTAGTTCTGACTGAGAGAAAGACAAGGGCAGAAATTATTTGTCTGCTAAAAGAACATACCACGGAGCAGGTGTGTGAGAAACTGGATAAAATAGAGTCAAAATGGGGAGATAAGTTCAATCAGATATTTAAGACTATAACTGTAGATAATGGAACGGAATTTGCCGATTGGGAAAGAATGCAGAGATCATGCATTAACCCTGAAAAAAATAGAACAATGATTTTTTATTGTCACCCTTACTGCTCGTTTGAGAGAGGAAGCAATGAAAATCAAAATAGATTAGTGCGAAGAAAGATACCGAAAGGCACAAACTTTGATAGTATGACTGAAAGTGAAATTCAGAAAGTTGAGGACTGGATAAATAACTATCCAAGACGGTTATTTGAGGGAAGAACAGCATCATACATGTTTGATATAGAGATTGCAAGTCTAACCGCATAAAATTATAAATTTATGGGGAAAGGGGAGGTATGTCCATTTTTGATAAAAAACAAATAAGAAATAGTGCAAAATAGCAAAAAGAAGTATTGCATTAAATTATTTGCATTTAATGCTTGACTTTTTATTGGTGAAGTACTAAGATAAATGCGAAAAGAGTTGTAACTCGGCTCGCATTTATCTTTTTTTATATAAAAACAACGATAATGTGTTGGAGTTTAACTCTGACGCATTATTTTTTTACCCAAAATGAGGAGGTGATAAGGTGAGGGTAAGACAGAGAAAGACTTATAAGCGTCTAACCTACGAGGATAGACAAAAGATTGAAACTCTGTACAAAGAAGGAAAAACGATAGATGAGATGGCACTTCTGATGGGAGTACACTCAACGACCATGTACAGAGAAATAGCAAGAGGTGGAGAGCCATACAGTGCGGACAAGGCACAGCAGGCAATCTAAGTCGGAGGCTATATGGAAACACTGGATGTAAAAACAGCTATTCAGATAGCTAAAATACTGGCAGCAGCTCCAAATGAAAGGATCCCTATGATACTAGATGTCTTTAGCAAAGCAGAGGTAGAGATAAGCGGTCTTGATGAGCTTTCAGAGTGGATAGCACTAAGTAAGCAGACGGCCTTAATTGATACAGAGGACTTTGTAAAAGAACTGATAAGAGATAGGGAGCTGACTGAATCGGAGTACAGAATACCTACAGCAGAGTTTAATAGCTACTGCACCTTAAAAGGAGTCAGCTCAAGATACGCAAGAAAGCATCTGTATGATAAAGGCTTTATAAGAAGTGGAACTGACAAAGGAAAGATTAATTATACTTTATCTGTTCCGGATCCAAACACAAAGAAACAGATTAGATGTGTATGCATCATACCAAAAACTGAATAGAGAATAAAACTGGGATGCTTCGACCAGTATAAAAACGATGGTGTGGACGAGCCGATGCAATAAGTCGTCTCGGCAGTGGGATATAAGCCTGTATGGAAAACTGTCGTAATTGGGATAGGGAGCGCAAGCCCAAGTAAAATAAAGACGGCTCGGAGGCAATCACACAGTGAGAGAACATCGGAAGCCCGGATGTGTGGGGGCATAAAGCACCGATGACAAGTCTGAAACGACTTGTACTGCAGGCACCTAATACAGCAACCCAAAGAAAACTCAGGGAGCAAAAAGGGAACAGTTATTTCTTCAAAACCTTTTGGAGAACCTGTTCCATGACAGACCCAAGAAGCCTAGGGAGCATAAAACAGGTACAACCAAAGGTCAATCGGTTTCAGAACAGCAAGTAATAGATATTCAATGTGGATAAATAAGTGGATAAGTATGTGGATAAATAAAGGAGGTATAAGAAGGTGAGTACAATGCTTAAAGGGGTAGAGATACCAACATTAAAGAAAAATGATGATGAGAATCAACTTGAAAGTTCCCTACAGGAATTGGAGAACAAATACAGCATTCTGGTCAGAGAAATAGAAAATAAGAATGGTATTTTAATAAGAGAAACAGATCTGTTAAGAAAGTCAATAATCAGACTGGAGAGAAGATTTGATGTAATAGATAGACTTAGACGAAAACTGATATGGACTGTCTTCATATGCACAGGAATAGGGTGCGTTGTTCTAAACAGTGTCATCTTAACTATGCTATTACGATTACTTTTAGGGAGGTGACAAGCCTTGAAGATGGCATTAAAAGAGGGGCAGATATTTATAAAGGAAGCGGACAATGTTCAGTTTCAGATTATAAAAAGTTGGGGAAAGATGAAATGGAGTAGAGCAAGTCAGACACTAAATGGAGTAGCAGATATTGAGTTGCTGAATAAGTTAGCTGGCCTTGTGAACCTTCCAGTGAGCATAGAAGCTGAGCGAAAGCGACTTAATAGAATCATGGCAGCGGTAGACAAGGAAAGAGTAAATGAAAATCCTGTGCCACTAATGGATCCACCGATTAAGGTGTCACCATTTAAGCACCAGATCAGAGGGTACAACATGGCACTAATGGTTCTTGGACTAATTGAGCCACCAGTAGAAAATGAGAGGTAAGAATGACTGACTTTAAGAAGAAAATTATTGAACCACTACAGTACGCAAAATTTGAGTATAAGCAAAGGTATATGCAATTACCTTATTCACATACACAATCTGAGGAAGTTAAGCAATTTATGGAAATAGTGACAGCATTAGATATGGCTATTGATATGTTGGAAAGGCAAGAAAGAATGGAAAATGATGAAAAAGACAAGTAAGTACTACAAGAAAGTTATATCACAACTTGAAGACTTATATCAGAATTCAAAGGATATGTCAAAAGATGGAAGTAGAATATGGCGTGACGATATGGAGGCTTTACAGGTAGCCATGGATATCATTGAAGACTATGAGAAAATGTCTGAGCAGGTGTCAAGGCTGGTTAACAAATATGAGGTAGGAAAGCTACTTGTAAAGAGAAATACCGGTATATATTCATGTCCTGAGTGTGGAAGCTTAATAAAGAAAACTAATAGAAATCACTGCTACAACTGTGGACAAAGAATATTATGGCTAAAAAAGAAGGATGGAAAAGTAGTGAAAGGAAATCTCAGATGAAACTAGGTGCTTTATTTAGTGGAAGCGGAGGGTTCGAGCTGGCGGGGCAGCTTGTAGGTTTTACTCCTGTATGGGCAAGTGAGATAGAGCCTTTCCCTATATTAGTGACAACAAAAAGATTTCCTAGGATGTTGCACCTTGGTGATATTAAAAAACTTGATGGTGCGAAAATGCCAAAAGTAGACATTATAACGGGTGGCTCACCATGTCAGGATATGAGCATAGCAGGAAAGAGAGAAGGCCTAGATGGATCACGAAGTAATCTGTTTAGAGAGCAGATAAGAATTGTAAAGGAGATGAGAGAAAGTGATGAGGCAGATGGAAAAACAGGAAGTGATATCAGACCACGATTCATGGTCTGGGAAAATGTACCCGGAGCATTCTCAAGTAACAAAGGAGAAGACTTCAGGTGCGTCCTTGAAGAAATCTGCAGAGTCGCCGATGCAGAAGTTTCTATTCCTAGACCTCCGAAAAACAAATGGGAAAAGAGTGGAACAATCATGGCAGATGGCTACTCCGTGGCGTGGAGAATACTTGATGCACAATACTGGGGAGTTCCCCAGCGAAGAAAAAGAATCTACCTTGTTGCAGATTTTGGAGGTGAATCCGCACCCGAAATACTATTTGAGCAAGACAGCTTGCGAAGGGATTCTTGTAAGAGCAGAGAGGAAAAAGAAGAAGCTTCCGGAAATTTTAGAGAAAGCATTGAGAAATCAGGTGAATGTCAATTTATAGTTATAGAAAATCATCCAGCGGACAGCAGAGTAGATATATGCAAAGATGGCAAAGTTCAAACTCTTACCGGCAGGATGGGCACTGGAGGAGGAAATATTCCTATACTCCTTGAAGAAATAAAAGCATTCCATATCACACAAGATCCAATAAGTATGAAGATTTCGCCTTGTTTGACACAAGGAAATTCAAATACGGGGCAAGCAACCATAGGAGTTGTAATCCCGGTAATGGATAAAGCTTCAAGATATAAGAGCCAAAAGACAGCAAACGGCTTTGGAGTAGAAGATG